CCAAGAAGTACGACATCTACTTCGACCTTACAACCCGTTTGCCTTACAAGAGGGTTCACCGCAGCCGTAAGAGCGAAATCACAGAGCAAGAGCTTGTCCCGGTTAAGCTTTATGTTATGTACGACGGCTACATACACTTCACTACAAAAGAAGGTAGTTCCGTGGGTATTTATCACGCATTTGCAGATGCCGACAAATACAAGTCGCTTGTCGATCGTGTCAAAGACCACGATGCCGACCCTGACACCTTCAGCGAGTTGAACCACCGGGACGGCGTCCACGACACCTACGAATCCAATTTTCCCGAAAATCTCGAATGGACCTCTCCGAGGGTAAACCGTGCTATGACTTGCCGCACTCGTTCCCTTTCCGATATGGACGAGGCCGAGCGTGCAAAGGTTATCAAAGACCGAGACCGTAAACGCTTACGACGTATGGACCCGGAATTCCGCGAGAAAGAGCGTGCTGATGACCGCGCACGAAAGAAACGGTATCGTGACGAACGCAAGCAGTTACGACAGAAGCAGTCAGCAGAACTGAACGAGTGGATTGCCAAGATGGACAAGCCGCGCCTTCTTGCGCTCGAAGTCGCAAAACTTGCACAAGAAGTTGAAAAGAACTAATTTATAACCCAGAGGCGAGTGGGGAATATCCCCTTATGTTTTTGTTCCCCTTCACCCCATTCGCCTCTTTTTTAAGGATTTAACTATGGCACTGAGCTTGAACAAATCACGACCGTTCCTACTGATAAACGCGCAGGGATTGGCTGCGGAAATCCGCAAGTGTCCCGTCAATCCGTGTAAGTCAGTGACTATGGACCGACCTCTTATCGAGATCGAGAACGAGCTGGACGAGCTTGAGACGGCAGCCCAGCTGTCCATCAAAGCCATAACCGCTCTCAGAATGATGGCGCAAGCTAGACGGCTTGACCTTGCTATGTGCAAAGACAACCAGCAGATAGCCGAAGAGCTTGCCAATACGACCAAAATGGACTAATTTACTTATTATTATAGTAATTATGTCAAATCACACGCAGTAAAGGGAGAAGACAATGGCTAAGCGTAAAACCACTACCGAGAAGAAAACACTCACCGAAGCCCAGCCGGAACAGCCGGTTATCACTATCCAGTCGATTACCAATACCCAGGATACGCTGTTCGACTGTATGAAACGCCGCCGCGAGAAAGAACGCTGATTTTCTCTGTCATAGTAACCTCAGCCCCTACTACATATTGTGGTAGGGGTTTCTTGTATCCACAATATATCCACTATCCATCTACTTATTAGGGTATAGCGTGAACGCTGCACGATAATTAGCGTTTGGAGGATATATGACCAAGAAGACGAAAAATAGCGTGGCAAATGGCGGACAGAGGCGGTTACCGCCAACCAGTGGCCAGTTCACCCACTTGACTGCGAAACAGGCTCAAGAAGCTTCCGTAAGGGCAAGAAATCTGCGTAAGCAAGTACGTGCGCAGATGTTGGAAACGCTTGTCAACGAACTTGACTTCGGTCAAGAAATGAAAAAAGCGATCCTATCGAACGATGTCGACCGTGTCAATATGCTCCAAACTGCTCTCCGTGTCATTGGACTCACCCACGACCAGTCGGAAGACGCTGTAAGCAAGTCTAAACAGATTTCAGCCACTGCAACAGCTTCCAGCCAGTCTACCGACGGAGATACGACCAATGACAATGCAGCTAACCAAACCCTCAAGCTCCAGTTCGAAATCATCGACCCTGAACCAGACGAAGACGAAGAAGCGTAAGCCGTATAGGCTGTCCAGATGGCAGCAACACTTCGTTCTTGACGGTTACAACGACGAACTGAGAATCGCCTGTACAGGCATTTCAGCCGGAAAGTCACGCGCTCTTGCGTGGTGGCTTGTTATGCAGCTTATGGAGAAGCCGTATGCTAGAGCCATTGCCATTGCACAAACACACAAGGCTCTCAAACGTGTGCTTATCAGGGAAATCCAGCTGGTTTGCACTATCCTAAATGTTCCGTACGAATACAACAAGACCGAACAGGAACTGACGTTTAGCAACGGCTCCGTAATATTCGGCTATTCAGCCGAAAACCCGGAAGCTATGCTTGGCCTTTCCGAGATCGATTTCCTTGTGGTCGACGAAGCAGCTTACACGCCACGCGAGTGCTTTGACTATGCTGCCGACCGTATGCGTGGTGGCCGATATGAACCGATGATTCGACTTATCAGCTCTCCACAGTCTATGGCGGCTGAAAACTGGTTCTCAGAAATCTGCAAGACCCACCCGAACGCGGTAATTCGTGCATCCGCTCTGGACAACCCCTTCACGTCCAAGAAGTTCAAGAAGAACCTCAAGGAACGTTATGTGGTCGGTTCGAACATCTACCGACAGCAAGTTCTTGGGGAAATATTCGACTTCGACATAGCCTCCCAGATAGTTATGAGAGCCGACTTCATTGTCCAGAAGCTTCCACCTACCAAGAAAGGCTATTGGCTAGGTGCTGACTTCGCTGGCCTAGGTGCCGACAGTAACGCTGTGGTTATTATTGACCAAACCGGTATGGTAGACTGGCGCGAAGCTTCTGACTTGAACACCAACCAGAAGGCTGACCAAATATTCACCGCCTACCAGGACTTCCAACCGATTGCTTGCTGCGGTGACTCCACTGGCGGATATGGGCAAGGTGCAATCGATTTGCTGGCCAATAAGAACATCCTGGTAGAAGGTGTCAACTTTGCCCAGAAGGCAACCGATGACAATATTTACCCGAATGTGAGGACCCAGATGTATCTTGAGCTGGCAAAGGCCATCAGGAATGGGTTCTGGGTAACCGATGAAGTGAAGCAGCAGCTTCTAGCACATCAGGTCACCATTGACAACCGTGGCCGACAGTCGCTACTCCCCAAAGACCTTGTAAAGAAGCAACTGGGTGGAAAATCGCCGGATATGGCCGATGCTGTCGCACTAGCTGTCTATGCTATGAACCACGGCGGATCTGCCAGCGGCTCATACACGGCTGACAAGGCTCGCTCGGTGGGTGACAGGTATCTGCAGCTGTTTTCGGCAGACAACTATTGAGGTGTAAGTGGCCTTTACGCAGCGTGGTGCTAGTGGCCTTCAAATTAAAGCCAAAAACACCGATTGGCCGTTCCTACTTATTATGGTAGAAATTAGGCCGTTTTGAAATATAAAACATTTTCGACGGGTTGTCAAGGGTAAAAATGGAAATCAGAAGCATTATCACTGAAGCCTTGTCTAGGGCAAATATTGTTCCGCGCCGGCAACCCGCGCCGGGCGACTTGGTGCAATCTGCTTACAACCTCCTGCAAGGTGCCATCAATCAGTACAATAACGACAATTATCTGGCCTTTACACAGCGACAGATCTCTTTGCCGTGCAAGAAGCTCATCCATATCTACGACGAGGATGATACCCTTGCTGGCGAGAATAACCTGTATTTTAACAGCCCGGAAGACCTTTCTGGGTATGAAATAACCGAAGAAGACTATCGGAATAATGTTTGGGCTATGGTTAATGACGGACAGCACGATAACGTGCTATACACCATCATCAGCGTGTCCACTCCGGGCGGCGTCCAGTACCAGTGGATTGGTCATCCAAATCCTGACGAGTTCAATACCCGTTATCAGGGTATGAAACGCTACATCGAGTCTTACCATATCCACGTAAAGGGTGTGGCAAAGCTCAATACCCTGATGATTGCCATCCCTACAGCCGGTGCAGAAGCTGTCAAGCTGGCCTTCGTGCCAAGATCTGACTTCGACCGCTACTACCGTAACGAGCTGGCTTGGACTTTCACCCAGTTTGCAGAAGGTGAATGGTTAATCGAAACCAAGTCTTACGCTCTAGCCGGTGCCAACAAGCTCAGATTGGACTACAACGAGGCGGTTAGGTTTAACCTAGATACCGACCTTCGGGTTCCTGATGCCTATTTGGAACTGCTAATCGTAACGTTGACCTACAAGCTGGCTATCAAGTATCCGCGTATGGACGATTCCAAGGTCACCCAGCTCGCTGCCGAAATGCAGACGATGATCGACAATGTTTCGGCTCCGAAAGCGGATGTCAAGCTTGTCAAGCGCGATTCGTACGACGTGAACGACTATACCTACTGGGGTGTCGTGTCGGGTCGTTTCCTCTACTAAGGGAGGCTGCCAATGGCTAATCGTGTTGTACTGCAACAGACCATCGCTGGCGGTATGAGCCGTTCCAACATCGTCAAGGTCGGCCTCGGCGATGCTCTGAATATGTATGCGGAGACGCAGAACGCCTCAGAGCACTCTTGCCAGCTGCTTATGCGTTCAGCCGACGGTGAAGAACTCTTCGTAGACGACCTAGACGGTCGTTGCCGTGGTCTCTACCGTGTCAGCCGTGGAAGAGCCGAGACAGGTTCCAACCCTGCCCTGTATGGCGTATTCGGAAACTATCTCTACCTGTTCGACCAAGACGGAACCCATTACAAGATTGCCCGACTTGAGAGCAACAACACCGAAGTACGTATGGTCGAAACCGGCGGTTACAATGACGCACATCCGCACCTCTGTCTTGTAGACGGATTCGCGATGTACGCTGTCGACGTTACCTTGCCTGTCGCATCCCAGAAAACGGACTTCCGTACCATCGAACTCCCGGTCAAGCCTACCGACGAGTCGCAGCACATCAAGCCGACCCACATCGGCTACCTGTTCGGCTATCTGGTTATAAATGACAGCGATTCTGACGCATTCTACACCAGTTACCAGTATCCTTTCGAAGTGACTAACGAGTACGACGAAATCGATTACGACATCTGGCGGTTATCTACAACCAATAGCATCGGTTTTATCACGTACAGCGAATGGTGTACCGATAACACGACTGCTATGGCCTGTAACGGTTCCAAGCTGTACACTTTCGGTCCACGTTCTTGGCAAGCCTTCAGTTACAACGACGACAAGAATAACCCGTTCAGTTCTCCGGACAACGCTGCCGGTATGATTGGTATCAAGGCGGTCAACAGTCTTGCCATCCTCGGCACTACGACCATCTGGTTAGGCTCATCCGACATCGGCGAGAATGCCGTGTTTATGATAACCGACACCAAGCTGCAGCGTATCTCGACCGGTGACCTCGAACGTGAACTCACGCAAGTCGTCAACCCTGAGAACGCCTATGCATCCATCTGGCAAGAACATCGCCACGTCTTCTACTCTTTGACCTTCGAAGACAGCAAGTTGACCTACGTGTACGACGTTACAGAGGG